CATGATGATCTCCTCGAGTGGTGTGCGATATTGCACAGGGTTGATTTTGCATCATCATTGAATTTTCCGCAACGATGTCACCGGTAATTTCAAGCGCCCAATTTATTCGTTGTGGGCTTATGTTCCATCCTTCACGCGTGCGATCGAGAATTTTTTTTGCTTGTTCGAGTGCTGTCATTTTTTTCTTCTTGTGTGTATCGAGGCCATCACGGCCTTGAGTTGTTCTACGGATTTGACGCCGCGTTTTTTTTCACGGGCATCGAGTTCTTCTCTGCGCTTCCACAGTGGCAATGTCAGCAGGTGCTTGGCTTCGCATTCAATCATCCATTCGCGTGACCATGAGCCAACGACACGCCCATCGTGGAGCGTGACATCGATCTCGTACTGCTCGCGTGGTGTCAATGCTTTTGCTCCATGGACGACATGTGCTTGAACCAGCCATCGACGATCTCGATCGCTTCACGCATGACCATGTGCTCGAATGCGTGCTCGATCTTGCTCTCACCACTGTCGTCGTCCCAGCCAATAGCGAATGAGCAAACACCCATGCCTTCGGGTTGGCAAAAGAATCGCAACTCAGGTGCGCCTTCTTGGTTCTGTTGTTTCAACATAACGATCTGGCCATATCGGACCACATCAAATACTCGTGCAAATTTCATTTCAAACCTTTCAAATAAAAATATATTGCCACACCGATCAGTGCGACACCGATTCCTGCGCCGATCAATAGTTCACCAATCAGCATCATGATGTGCCCGATGTTCATCGCACATACTCCAGGCGGATGGTTCGATACACAACACCGTCGTGCCACTTCTTGTCTGACTCAATGTCATACAGTTCGATGATGTGCTCTGCCTCTGCAAACTTCATGCGCTGATTGCGAATGCTGAACATGTAGATCAGCGGCGCCTTTTGCGTTGAGTAGGCCTCGATCAATTGAGGCAAGAGCAAGCGCTCTTTTTCTTTGATGTTGGCTGTGCCTTTGACATTGACCACGAAAGTGCGTTCATCACGCTGGATCACATAGTCGGGCATGTTGCGCAAAATGGGGTTGAGATTGTAGAAGGCGCCCACATTGGCAAACTTCTCATCAAAGCCCAGGCGCGTGCAGTTCCATCCATTGCGCTCGCACCATTGCTCAAACATCTCTTCGCCGATGTTGACACCGACGCCCTGCCTGCCCTGGTAGTCCTGGCCTGCATTGCCGTAACTCATGCGCGGCCTCTTGCTTCAATTTCATTGGCCACATCCATGCATGCATTGCGCCATGTTTGGTTCATGTTGGCTTGTGTGTTGGCCATCTCAATAGCAATCTTTTTACATGCCTCACGCTCTGCCTCAACACTCGCAATTATCACGCGGCCCCAACTCTCGGCGATCTGCCAGTCCAGTTCATCAAGCAAATCCTCGATGGTGTCGCCGTGGCCTGTTGCGTAACCGTGGTTGATCATCCACCGCGCTAGTTTTTCTTTGTCGTTCATGACTTCCGCCTTGCGTTTACAACATTGAACGCCAGAATTGCCCCGTTGCGTTGTTGCTGATCGTCGAGTGACGCGATCAGTAGGTTAATGGCGTTGGCACAAGCCTCACGCTCTGCCAGCACTGCGGCCTCGATCGCTTCTTGGCTGGCTTCGATGATCGCGGCGTCGTGCTTGAGCAAAATGAGTTTGATCATCTTCAGTGCATTGGCGCCCAGGTGTTCGGCGGCTTTGTCTATGTTGCTCATGTGTTCTCCTTTTTAATTTGATAGTCCTTAAACACAGTTCCTTTGCTTGCATCACCCTTCCAGCACTCGCTTACCCAACCACGCTTACCAGATTTGTATGTGCGCCAGTGCCCTCTTGATTGATGTCTGCGTGGGCTTGCGTGAGTGCCACCTTGCGGATCGTTCTTTGGCTTTGGTGGCTCAATGACGACTGTGTGCCAGTCGTATGTCGGTTGCTTGCCTTCTTTGATTTTTCTGCGGTTCGTAAATGAGTTTTTTATGGTTGGCACATAAGCAATGGTTTCGGTTTGCAATAACAGTAAAAAATCTTCGACATGTTGCAACACACTTTTCCACTCGCTGTTTGTTGTTGGGTGCTCTCCATTGGGCGTTGAGATTTCCAAACCCTTATCAGTCAACACCACTTTGCAAGGCTCAATGGCGTTTTGCCACGCATTACCTGCGCCGACCACAAAACCAGTTACATACAAGGATTCTGCGTCAGGTGCGTGTAAGTGCAAAACCAGCGCAGTGCCATTGCTTTGTTGACCGACAACATTGACCTTTTGGTAGGGCAATCGAAACATATCAACATCAGGCACATGACCTTCAGGACGAGTGGACAGGTCGCCCATATCAAACCATTGAGCCAGTTCTGGGTCAGGCGTTAACCTAACCATTCGAGTGATAAGCGGCGTCATGTTAAACACCATTCGTATTTATCCATAGTCATACTCACAGTTTGATCCCCCTCACCATCTTGCAGTCGATGTCTTTGTTGTAATGCGGCCAGTGGCCATCGCGCACCATGTCGCAATAGCGTTGCTCTTCTTTGACTGCGTCCTCGTAATCCATCTGGCCAACAATGCCGAAGGCCAGGACGATGAAGGCGATGACGCCGATGGTTTTGATCATGTTCATTTTGGTTGCCTCCACATGTGACGAATTTTTTCCATGCACTCGGCGGCGCGTTGTTTGTTGCGCTCGAGTTCCTCTGCTGTCCATTGCTTTTCGATGCGTAGCACTGGCGGCTCGACAAACGAATGACGCAGGTGCTCCATGAACTGCGGCAATGTCGGCGGCTCCATCGGCAGGCTTTCAAGCGCACGCTTGATCGTCTCCGGGTGGTCCTTGTAGCCGCCAAGTTTTTCGGCCCAGTGGTTCATCGCATTGACGATGCCTGCGTCAGATCCGTCAGGTAGTGTCTGGCCGATCTTCCACATGTTCATCCAGCGACTGCCGTAGTGGCCTTGCATGGTGCTAAAGATCTTCTGAATCCAGGAGTCCGGCAGGCGCCTGGGTTGGGGTGATGTCGATGGTGTTGCGTCGTTCATGATGGGATTCCTCCAAGTTTCCAAAAATTGCAATTCCTGCCGCTCTCAACGATGCCTGGTAAGGCGACATCTTTTTCTCGGCGTCTGTCTTCACCCAGTCAGCCTTGAACCCTGCCCAGCCCCTGGCACAGCATTCGGTCAATGCCGCGTTCAGTGACCAGCCTGCTTTTCGTGCTTCACGCTCAATGCCTGCCAGTGCCGCCTGGGTGACTGGTGCCTTCTTTGCCTTGCGGACTTTCAGGAACCCGTCCCAGACTTCAGGACCGACACCGTCGGGACATGACAAGGGCTTGTCCCTTGTCTTTATCTCTGTTTCTTGTTTTATGTTTCCTGTTTCTTGTTTCTTGTTTGGTTGCACGGGTGTTGAACGGGCGTTGGACCGGCGTTCGGCAGACGCTTTCCCCGCTCTGGATGCGGCTTCCAGGCGGTTGTGGTACTTCGCGATCTCCTCATCGGCCCTGCGATTGACCCACCCAGTGCCATCCACGAGTTCAAAAAATTCCTCGAGTACGGTGGCCACCTCGGCCTCGTGATCGCGCATGTTGATCGCCCGTGCAACGGTCGTTAAACGCTCGTTCAACGGCTGTTCATGCAGGTAGTACAGATCAAGCAGGCGCCGGTAGGCCAGATCCTCGACCAGGGTCAGGTGCCTGGTGTGGCTGGCGTAGTCGCCAATGTTGAATGAGTAGAAGTGCATCACGCACCTGCCTTGGCCTGCTCGAGCAACGACCGTATGGTGTCGTCGTTCTTGCCCTTGGCCTTGTTGGTGCATGCAACGCATGCCGCGTTGATGGTGTATCGCAATGTCTCGCTGCAGGTCTTGCAGGCCTTGCCGGTGTACTTGCGCTCGCCGCGCTTGGCGGCTTGAATGCGGGGGGATTCCAATTCGACACTCCTCTTGGTTGATGGTTTTCTAATTCTAAACCAATACCAAGAGGAGGTGTCAAGAGGTTTTTTACAGGTCGGCTTCTTTTACAAAAACGCCGTCGACCATGCGGCCTTTGCGGTCCTTGATTTCGTCGTAGGCCATCTCGATGCAGGCCTCAATGCTGAAGCCCATCTGCTCGGCCAGGATGGTCAGGACCACCACCGCGTCACCGATGCCGTCCATCACCTTGACCGTGTCCTTGCGTGCCAGGCCTGCGGCCAACTCGCCGATCTCCTCGATCAGTTTGGTGAACTGCTTGTCGGTTGTGCTACCGGCCACCAGGTTGCGCTGGTGTGCCCAGCCACGGATTTTTACAAAGTCGTCGTAGGTTTTCATGCTTGGCTTAATTGCTGTTTGAGTTCGTATCCCATCAGCGGCCAAATTTTGTTGACAGCATTCTGGCGTGCGATTTTTTGACCAATCTCAGCGTCAAAGTTTTCGGGGCTAGCGCAGGCAGACTCGCCTGTGACAGTAAATCCGTTTTGTAGGACTAGAACGCAAAAGGTAAGCAGTTTTAGTGCCGCGCTGTCTTTAGGTTCATCACGGGTGATGCGGGCGTATTTTGCGCCGCCGTATGCAGTGAAGTAGTGCTCGCTGGCAATGTTTGCCTCAATGTCCGCAGGCGTGACACGCGGAGCGGTTTTTCCTTTGGCTTGAATCTCTTGCTCAATATTCTGGTCAGTCATGATTGCCTTTCGGTGGTTAAAAAATCAGAAGGGAATGTCGTCGTCCATGTC